TAGACCCTCAAGGTCCGCGATATCCAGATACTTGTATGCCTGGTCGGGACGGATGACGCCACGATCCACATAATCGAGGATCCGAGCCTGTCTGCCTGCGCGGGTGCGCGGGAGAGCAGAACCGGTCTCAACGTGGATCGAGACCCCGCCCTTGAGGTCTGCCTGAGTGAATCTCTTTGACTTGGAATGTCCGCCTGCGCCGTGGATCTTGAGCGTCCTAGGCTCGCTGTAGTACTCCTGAGCATAGGCCAGCATGATCTCTCCGGCCCGTACAAGCGCCCGCTCGATCAGTACAATCGTCGGAGCCAGCCGATCTGTCGCCATTTCCTGCAAGAGGTCGATGGCAATACCGGCTTCAACATTCGGCGGAGGCGTACCTTCGGTGATGTCCACAATTCCGAACACCTCACGCAGGTCACGCCTAATTCGCTCCAAGTGCTCAAACACATAAGACGGAATGGAAGGGAGCTGCTCAACTTCTGGTTTACCCCTCTCCCCAATAAGGTTGTATTCATAGACAGCCCCAGGCTCAGACGTGAGCCGGATTCCGCTAAGAGACCCAACAGGTGCCCACACGCGAGGCTTGAGCGTAAGATTCTTGTACTCAATAAGCTGTGAAAGGGTCTTGTTTAGGTCCTTCTGAACCGGGATAGCCTGCTCGACTACGGATCCGTCGTATACACTCCCAGGCACACGCACACCAGGGAACTTGACGAGTGGAAGCTTATCAATTGGATAGGGCCAATCTTTATCTTCGAGAATCTTGTCATCGCACCAGACCACATACCGACCGTTAGGAAGGGTAGGTTGGGGAAGGAAATAGCCAATGTATACAGCTTTAACGGTCGGCTCTTGGTTTCTCTGGGTTCCGTAGGGAAGTAGAGAGTCCTGTTGAACGCCAACTGAGTCGGGTTTAGCCTCATAGCTCCACTTCTCCTTAATTTCCTCAGGCGTCATGTAATGAACACAGATAGCGTAGCGAGACTCGTCAAATGTCTTGGCTGTGTCATCAAGGTATACATCAAAGGGGGAGATTGCCTCCACTTTGATATCGCCCATGTAAACAACCTGCTCCTGGGGCTGCACGCCAACGGCCTCAAGCTCCGCACGAAACAGGTCGGAAAGCGAGGGGTCTGTGATTGGCTGACCCTCCGGGTTCATAAGGAACCTCATCGAGCTTCCGGCATCCGGATTCCAGGTGATCTTCCAGTAACCCTGACCCGCAATAATAGACCACAATAGAGCTTCACTCAGCTTGTCGTCGAGATTGAAGTCGAGCCACCAGTGTTCAAGCAGCTTGTCAGCAACGTCAGCCGCCTTATGATCCTGGTCGGTACCGCTCGTCGGCGTCGCATTGATAACCGGCTTGGTTTTAGTGAACTTAGCCAGAAGCGAATGAGCGCCGGTCACGATCTGGTTGTTCACAATCCTGACCCGATAGCGGGGCTTTTCGCCGTCCTCTACGGGGAGATTCTCCAACCGTCGTGCCGACCTATTGTAGTACGTATACTGTCGTCCCTTGTAGAACGCAAGGTTCAACTTCCATTGCGCGTCAAGATACTGACGGCCACGCTTGAGTTGCTCAACCCGTTCCTTCAAGTCTGCCCCGGTTTTAAGCTGCTTAAGGGACTTGACGGTGGGGGCGCTAAACTCAACGTTTTGAACCGCCATCTATTCTCCTAGTAAAGTGTCAGGTCGCTGTCGGGTTCGTCGAGAATGATCTCTGTATTCTCGAAGTCCAACTCTCGTAGCATATCCTCTGCCTCAGCAAGGCTGATGGCCTGCGCCTCTCGCGCGTGAATAATGTCTTCCTCGTGTTCCCCCACATAGAGAGGATATGTTGAGGGACGAAGCGGAGGTTCAGTAAGACGCCGGACATCCTCACGAAGAACGCCAATCTGGTCCTCTTTGAGACGCATTCTCTCGTCTAGAACCTCGATCTTGTGCTGTAGGTGGCGCACCGCCGCACGCTTATTGACCAGCTTAATCATTGTTTTGCGAAGCTGGAAGCGAAGCTGTGCGTTTTCGGCAGCCGCCTTTCTGCCAAACCAATCCACTACCAATCGTCTCCAAGGTGTTCGTCGTAGTTATCTTTGTTCTTGGGTCTCCCTGCAACCGCCAAGTCCTGCCACATACTCGCGGTTGTAGCCGCTTGCGACATGTCGGGATCCCAAGGCTTTGCCGGATTCCCTGGAAGAAGAATTCCAGCAGTACGTAGCGCCATTTCCACGGCGTCCAAGCAGTCGTCATGGGGATTCTTTACCGCCGAGTCATAGTCAATCCACTCGTCGATAAAGTCCACTTGATCTTTTCGGACTTTCACACGGCCCACACGAAACAAGGGGGCCATACTCAGGATACGCTCGAACTTCTTACCACGCGCCCACAATGCGACAACAGGAGGGAAGCCCTCCAATCGCTGCACCTGCTGCGCCAGGGCTGCCTGGTATGCAACCCGTTCGATCCCGATGTAGTGAGGACGCCAACGATGGAACCACTCGTTGATCTTGTCCACCTGGTCTGGGAACGGGATTCTTCCCGCCCACAGATCCAGAAGATATGCCTGCGTGCGCTGCTTGGTAACTCCAATAGCTGCAATGGCAAAACGGTCAGCATTGTCCGAGAGGCTAATTGCGGGGTCAACCGCGACATACACGTCCAACTCGTAGGTGCCATCCGGCCTGCGGAGGTACTCCAAGTCGGATTCGTTGTAGTACTTGAGCCAGTCGCCAGAAAGCTCTTTGCCCGCCATGGCGTCAAATGAGGCCATGAACTCCCGGCGGAACATCATCGGGTGCCACTCTAGCTTGATCCGCTGCCACTCCTCCGCAGAGAAGTAGGGGTTATCAATGGAGAAGTATTCAACCCGAGCGGTATCAGGATCTTCCATTTTGTCGGACGCCCAGAAGGTGTTGTAGTGCCAGTTCTTACCATCTGGGGTGGTTGTGGAGGTAAATATTCCCTCTTTGTCCGCTAGCGCCGGGGAGCTAACCATCCAGGCACGCTCGTCCGGAATCATTGCGGACTCGTCAAACCACATCCAGTGTAGACCAGCACCACGAAGACTCTCCGGATCTTCTGCCGTCTTGAACAGTAGAAACCCACCGTTGGCAAACTCGAACCATCGGTTGCCTCGGTTCTCTTTAAACTCTACCCCCGGGGTCATACCCGCTTGTTTGAGTACCTGTCGAACCGCCAGGAGAGACCACAGACCCATCGGGTAGTCTTTGGTGACCACCCATGCCACCAATGGCTCATCGCTGTTCCTGCCATGGAAGTCATAGTGGTACGCCTCGGGATGCAACATGTAGAACATGAGGTCCCAGGCGGCGGATAGAGTTTTACCCCCACGCCGCCCTGCGACCAAATGACGCCACCGACAAAGCTTGCCGGTAGCCGGATTCGTGGCGAAGTGATACATCATCTGCCAATAGTGCGGCTGATAACCGGACTTGGCAAACCACAGCGCCTTTTGTGGATGTGCGGCAATCATACCCGCCAGATCCACGTCTTCAAGCACAATGCCGTCCTTCCTGTTAAAGTTCGGCATTGTACCTCCTATTTGGACTACTTAAGCAAGCAGAGAAAGCGAACGACATCCGTCGAAAGGTCGGTTGAAGCGGCAACCTCAATCAGACCAACGTCGGTGTTCGCATTCTGGTGATAAGCGACCAGCTTGCCCGTCGCGGGATCCCACTGGTACAGACGCTTGTTCGTAGCATCGGTCTCTCCACCGACCACATGAACGGCCAGGAGAGCACCAGTACGGCTTAGCTGCGACGCAGCAAAAACCTCGCCACCGGTTGCATAGTTCGCGCCCGACGTGGGCTGAACATCAGCAATCACGTAGCGAAGATCGCCCATGACACCCTGCTTAACATGAGTAACGGTACCTAGAGCCATTTATTCGTGCCACCTTTCGTTAGGGTCACCCCAGGAGGGGGTATGGCTAACCGTCTTTTATTTTGAACTTACCGAGCCAGGACTCCAAGTTTCTTCGATTCTTGGATACGTTCTCTTGGAGACATCCATGCTCGGCCTTGGGGTTAAAGTAACGCTCGCAAACCGGGCACCACTCAAGCCCACCTTCGTCACCACTTCTACCGCTCCGTGGTTGAGGATACATCAGTATTCCGCCTAGCATTGCATTTACTACACGTCCCCCAATGCTTCGCGTTATGCGTCCCACATAGGGAACAGGTCCACGCCTGGCGCTCGCGCAGTATCCGAGGGGGACGATTCGCAAACCCTTGGACATGGATTATCATGGCCTAATTAAGGCCAACAATTGCCGTCGCGGTAGTACCGGTGGCTTTCACCTGTTTAACCCGCACATAGAGGACGGCCCCTACTGGAACCGCTGTAAACAGGGTAGTCTGGTTCCCCTCGGTCACAACTGTAACGTTACCGGCTCCGCCGATATAGAGCGCATCAAAGTCATTCGGGTTAGTATCGTGCGGAGTAACTGCCACGGCGTTCACAAACAACCTTGGAAGCACTATATCTCCTTAATGATGGTGGTGGAACTTACGGCCCCACCGCAGTTCATATGACCCCCCACCAACGGTGGGAATTTCTACCTCAGCCCATGAAATCTGGGCACTAGCGGGGGCTACAGGCGTCTCAAATTCAGCAAAAGCGACATCCGCCCTAGATTGGGCCGTTGGAACTTCTAGTTCCATCCATGCAATATCCACTCTGGAATCTGCGGTCGGGACTTCAAACTCCATCCAGGCCACATCCGCACGCGCGTTAGCGGTGGGAATTTCCAGTTCTGCCCATGCAACATCTGCTCTAGAGTTCGCATTGGGAACTTCAAACTCCGCCCATGCAACTTCTGCATTTGCGTCGTCAAGACCCACAGAAGGCACTTCGACCTCTGCGAAGGCCACATCTGCCCGTGA